CCGCTGAGTCAGCAGTCAAAGTATGTCAAAGACGCTTTAAGTAGGATAGGTATTACGGTTGATGAAAAGAGAGTCGGTGAGTTCGACGACGCTTTGTTGTCAGCCTTGTCTACAGATAAACCATCTTCTTTGCCTAAACAACCTATTAACCCAACAGGCGAGCAGATTTACAAAAAACTTACAAAGCCAGACGCAAGGGTTAATGTAGCTCAGTCTGCTATATCGTCCGGTGATGATCCTATATGGGCCTTAAAAACATTCTACCCAGGCATTACAGACGAACAAATAAACCAAACGCTTGCTGCCGCTAAAAAACGTTCTCCGGACGTTATTACATCCTCGATACTGAAAGATGCTGGCATACCAGGAATACGCTACCTAGATCAAGGTTCAAGAGGTAAAGGCGGTACAAGTAACTTTGTCGTATTCCCAGGCGAAGAAAGTAAACTAAGAATTATGGAAGTAAACGGAAAACCTGTCGTCATAGACGAAGAAGAGCTAAGACGATCAGGACTACTAGGTGTTGCACAGTAACAACAGAAGGATAGTAAAATACAGTGGAAAACAAATGGATTCCTCCAAACGCAGGATTAGGCAGACCAAAGGGTGCGCCTAACAAATCTACTGCGGCAGTTAGGGAAGCCATTGCAAAGATGGCGGAACTAAACGCACCTCGTTTTGCTATGTGGCTAGACGAAGTAGCACAAAAAAGCCCAGAAAAGGCTTGCGATATTTACTTGAGGGCTATCGAGTACCACATACCTAAATTGGCAAGAACAGAGGTAACAGGTCAGGACGGGCAACCAGTTGCTTTACAAGTGACATGGGCGCAACCAGAATAGTCATTCCGTATGCACCGCGAGCGCAACAGCTACAGATACACCATGCGCTTGCAGACAAGCGATTCGGAGTCGTTGTGGCTCACCGTCGTATGGGGAAATCAGTCTCTGCTGTCAACCATCTTATTAGAGCAGCAATAGAGAACACAAAGGAGGCTCCAAGATATGCGTTTATTGGGCCTACCTACTCTCAGACAAAACGAGTCATCTGGGATTACCTCCTCAAGTTTACCGAGCCCCTTAACGGCGTTGCCAATATTGCGGAGCTTCGGGTTGATTTCTGGGGCAGACGCATCCAGCTTGCAGGGTCTGATAACCCAGACTCTCTTAGAGGACAGTATTTTGACGGGGTTGTATTCGACGAGTTTGGCGACCAGAACCCTAAAATTTGGTCGGAAGTGGTTCGTCCGGCCTTATCAGACAGGATGGGATGGGCGTTATTCCTCGGAACCCCAAAGGGAAACAACCATTTCAAAAGTTTAAGAGACCATGCGTCAGAGCATAACGATTGGGCCTTGCTTGAGTTCCGGGCATCCGAAACTGGTCTTATCCCTCAAGCTGAACTCGACGCAGCCAAGTCCGAGATGGGCGACGACAAATACCTACAGGAGTTTGAGTGTTCCTTCGACTCAGCCATCGAGGGAAGTTACTACGGACAACTTCTCAATGAGCTACCGTCTGAAAGGTTCCACGACATTCCCGTAGACGGGTTAGCTAAGACCTACTGTGCTTGGGACTTAGGGATAGGCGACTCTACTGCAATCTGGGTGTGTCAGAGAGTTGGTCTAGAGACGCGACTGATCGACTTCGTAGAGAACCACGGTCAAGGGCTCGATTGGTATGTGAACTGGCTGAGAACGAATCACTATGAGTTAGCCGAGCAGTTACTACCTCACGACGTGCAAGTAAGGGAACTAGGCACTGGTCGCTCCAGGATGGAACTTTTGCAAGAAGCAGGGCTGAATATCACGATTGTGCCGAGAATGGGTGTTGACGATGGAATTCAGGCCGTGAGAAGGCTGATTCCTTATTGTTGGTTCGACTCCAAGACTAAGCGTGGAGTGGACGCACTAAGGAATTATCGGCGACAATACGACGATAAGCGTCAAGTTTATTGGGATAAGCCCTTGCACGATTGGGCATCTCATGCTTCTGACGCATTTCGGTATTTAGCAGTTGGTATGTCCGAGACAACATCTTGGTCTAAGCCTCTGAAACCTAACGTAAGCTGGGTGGTGTAATGGACGACGGTAGACTTAAAGCAATACTTCAAGGCGAAATCGACAACGCCATAGGCTTTCTTGAGACCGAGACGGTCGAGCAGCGTAAGAACGCGCTCACGGCCTACATGCGTGATCCCTACGGTAACGAGGTAGAGGGTCGAAGCCAAATCGTAACCGGAGAGGTTGCAGAAGCTATCGACGGGATGCTTCCTCCTCTCATGCGTTTGTTTACGTCTGCTGATGAGATCGGTGTGTTCGAGCCTGTAGGCCCAGGTGATGAGCCTATGGCAATGCAGGCTACCGAGTATTGCAATTGGGTGCTGATGAAGCAGAACCCTGGCATCTCGATCATGCACGACTGGTTTAAGGACGCGATCCTTCAGAAGGTCGGTGTCATTAAAGCCTACTGGGACGATTCGATAAGCGTCACTAAGGAACAATACGCGAACCTGACAGACGATGAGCTAGCTATGCTTATGTCTGACGGGACGATGGAGATCGCAGCGCAAGAGACGATTGAGCAGGATATTGACGGTCAAGTCATGCGTGTCCATAACGTTGCGCTGATGAAGAAAACCAAGGCCGGAAAGATTAAGGTCGAGAACGTGCCTCCAGAAGAGTTCTTGATCTCTAAGGCAGGAAAGACCGTGCGAGATACGCCGTTTGTCGCGCACAGGAAACTTATTACGAGGTCGGATCTTGTTTCAATGGGGTTTGATCCTGAGATCGTGATGAATCTACCGGTTTACAACGACCTTGAGTTTAGTGCTGAGTACATCGCTCGATACAACCGTGACGAACAACCCTACATGGAGCCAAGCCTCGACAAGTCCATGCAGACAGTTGAGGTGTTCGAGTGCTACCTAAAGACCGACTACGACGGTGATGGGATTGCAGAACTAAGACGGGTGCATTTTTCGGGGAACGAAATCCTAAGCAACGAAGAGACCGACTATGTGCCGTTTCACACCATCTGTCCTATTCCGATTCCTCACAGGTTCTTTGGGGATTGCCCTGCTGATCGTACAGTTGATCTCCAGCTTATTAAGACGACTGTAACGAGACAGATGCTTGATAACCTGTACCTTCAAAACAATACCCGTATGGGTGCTGTCGAAGGTCAGGTCAACCTCGATGATCTCTTGAGCGTTACGCCTGGTGGCGTGGTGAGGATGAAGAATCCTGCTGCGCTGGTTCCAATCACGACACCTCCTGTCGGTCAGCAAGCCTTCCCTCTTTTGGAGTACCTCGATCAGGTTCAGGCTAAGCGCACAGGCGTTACAGAAGCCTCTCAAGGTCTTGACCCTAACATCCTACAGAACGTGACTGCTGCGGCCATAGCGGCCCTTACGCAAGCCTCACAAGGCAAGATCGAACTAATCGCTAGGATCTTTGCAGAAACAGGCGTAAAAGACTTATTCAAAGGACTCTTACACCTCTTATGCAAGTACCAGGACAAAGCAGTTTTGATTCGGATGCGTGGGCAGTACGTTCAGTACGACCCGCGAGAGTGGTCGAACCAGTACGATGTATCAGTGAATGTCGGACTTGGTACGGGGAGCATGGAACAAAAGATGGCAATGCTCAGTATGGTTCTGTCAAAACAAGAGCAGATCATTCAAGCGTACGGCCCGAACAATCCTTTGGTGAGTGTCTCGCAGTACAGATCAGTATTAGGAAAGTTGATTGAGGCAGCAGGGTTCCCAGATTCAGCAGCGTTCTTCAAGCCTGTAGGCCCAGAAGTTGACGCTGCACTTGCACAACCTCAACAACAAGGCCCAGATCCGGCTATTCAAATGATGATGGCGCAAGCCCAAGCAGACATCGAGATCAAGCGTCAAAAGGCTATGGCCGATATTCAGCTTGCAAGAGAGAAGGCTCTAGCCGAGTTGGAGTTAAAGCGCATGGAGTTCGAGGCAGAAGCGCAGATGAAGGCAATGAAGGTCGGGGCAGGCATAACCAGCAACATCGAGATACCAGGGTAATCATGGCTACTTACAACGGCTATACAACGGACCAGCTTCGGGCGTTTGTCGATCAGTATTTCTCAAACCCGAATAGCGCGGACATCCAGTATCTTGTCAACCAGGGTCTGATACCAAACACCAACCCTGATACGTTGCTCTACTTTGGCCTGACAAACATGTTAGGTTTTAGTCCTGATGTGGCTAGGTCTGCCGTGTCGGATGTTTTTGCTCCACCGCCGCAAGAAGAGCCTCAGCCTTACGAGCCTCCTCCTGTTTACCAACCTCCTCCGGTATATACAGCAACGGATGGCACTACGTTCAGCAGTGAGTCCGATAGAAACAACTATCAAACAGCAATAAACGCGCAGCAAAAGCTACGCACAGACGCGCAAGCCATAGGCATCAACTTGCCTTCATCGTGGTTTGTGATGACACCTCAGCAACAGTTTGACTGGTACGTTTCTAACAAGTTTGGTAGCGACAAACTAAAGGCTTTGGGCGTAACTGATGCAAATCTGCTGAAGGCTGTAGATGACGCAATCAAGCC